GTAATGATAATCAACAATTTCATACTCACCAAGCTGGCCAAAAATTTTGAGTGGTTTTGTTACAGCTTCACGAATCAGTTCTATGTCCGCAAAGTCGTCGTCGTGCATAACAAAATCAATTGGTCTCATTTTATTTTTCCATTCAGTATTCATAGTTCACCGTCTCCTCGTTCTCCTGCAATGTCTTCGCCCCATTGCGTAGGTGGAAGTCTCTCGCCATCGTTGTCTTCGGACTCATCGTCACGATTCGCATTGTCACTTCTGGACTCTTCATGCTCAGATACTCGCGCACCAATTTGCTGCCCGCGCCCTTGCGATATGACCAGATGCTGTACAGCACCGCAATTTTTGGCAGCGGACTCAAATCAGGCAGAAACAGTTGCGCTTCTTCTGTTGGTATGAAGTCCATCTGCACGGCACACAGCACGGCACCCACGGTTCTGTCGTCATCGTCGATGTGCAGGTAAACGCGACTCCATTTGCCGACGCGACTCTCTGGCGCAATGCTCGGGCGCACAGGGTCATCAAGCAAGATCGGATCAGGTTGGAGTAGTTGGACTAGCATCCGTTCTTCTCCCGCAGCTTGGCTTCAATGTTTTTCCATGTCGTGACCGCGCTAGAGTTCCAGCATTCAGCCGCTTCCTCATCAGTCAGCCCAACCCATTCGCGCTTGGGTTGTGGGTGGATCATTCGCTTCACACATCCAGCGCAGTTCTGGTCAAAATACACAGCACCAAGCGTGGCTGAACAATGGCAATAAGGACACGCCACCGGCTCTTGCTTCTCTGCTTCTTCGATGGCTTTGCGCAAAACATTGATAGCCCCAACATCAACTTTATTTTTTCCAAAAATATCTTCCAGCGCCTCCAGCGCGGCCTTCATTGCTTCGATGCTCATGTGTTCTTCTCCTTGAGTTTGGCGGGGTCTGTTGTGTAACGGTCATCGCCTGTTGCCACCCAATACCCTTCTTTGTATCCTTCGTAATGAGCCACCCAAATCCAGCGCAGTTCATCTTGGGTTTTCTTTTCAACCTTACCCTGTCTCATTTTTTCAATGTAAGCATCTCTGCGATTGTTTGCATAGGTTGCGGCTTTTCCATGCAGTTCGTCGTCATACATTGTTCTTCTCCTTGAGTTTGGCTTCTGCTTTTTTAATTGCATCGTATGGGCTAAATCCGTTATCCATACCGAAACAATCGTCAATTTCCTCATCCGTCAGCCCAACCCATTCGCGTCTCGCGCTCCACGCCGCGTCCCAGACCTCTTTCGACCAGCCTCCGTCCTCTTCATAAGCAACGCCGCCAATAAACTCTGCGAAGGCTTCGTTTCGCCGTTTGTTCTCATCATTCGATATCCATTGCATTTGTCTCTTTCTCCATCCGTTAGCTGGCATTTTTGTTTTCTTTTGGAGCAACCATTACCGTGGGCATGCTACGCAAACGCGCTTCCATCTCCCTGATGTCCATCGCAGCATCAGCCACGCCGTGCCAGTCACGCTGGCGTATCTTGAGTTGCAGGTACGCAATCATTACCTCAATGTCACTCATCCCAGCACCCTTCCGATCCAAACACACGCGCCAATTACCATCACACCGAACCCGAGCATCATCACCGCCGCACAGGCATCCTCCAGCCACACTCGTTTGTTGTTCACCGGATCGGCAAACATCATGAACACCGCAAACGCCGCCACTACCATGAACACTCCACCAAAGAAAATCATTTCTTCTCCCTTGCGTTTGCCAGCAACCGTGCCAGCTTCCCTTCAAAGTCATCCGAATGCGCCGGATAGACCGCCGCTCTTTGATCAATCGTCAAGTCGTTGCCGTGGCGCAAGGCTTTGACCATCCACGGCGTCATGGCTGTGTATTGTTTCGGTGGATCATTTGGTGGGCAGATTGTGTATGTGTAAGGCAGCTTAGCCATCCGTCTTTCCTTTCTTCTCTTTGTATGCGTGGTACCGGAATCTGTTGTCTTCCTTCACACATTCCTTGCACCAGCTATTGAGCGTGTTGTACCGCGTCTTGTGATACTCGTTTGGTTGCTTTACAACTTTGCACATCGTGCATCGCGCCGGTTGATCTGCTGGTCTTTTTGTTCTCGTCGTTTGCGGCATTTGCTGCTGCCTCCAGTTTGCGCACTACCAGTGTGTTGATACGCCACAGCACATTCTTCGCCCGGTTCGCACCGTCGAACTGAAGGATCATGCCGTGGCGTCTGATCAAGCCTTCCTTGGCCATCCTCTGCAGGTTGGCGCCCACGGTCTGAACCTTGATGCCCAACTGCTCCGCGATGTTGCGGGTGGTGATTTCCTTGTTGGCAAGACGCACTTCCCGCATCGCTTCGATAACTCGCTTGGCTGCCGGTCTCATTTTTGTTGGATCTTGGGCAGGCATGTCACCTCCACGACGGCGGGGATTTGTTGGCCATTGACCCGGCGCTTGGTTGAAAGGACGACCGGCCGAAGACCTGCCGCCTCGCACTCGTTGATTCCAGCGATCACTTCCGCCCGGGTCAGCGCCTGCACCTCCTTCTCCACGGCCAGCCCAGAGGCCGCATCAGGAGCCGCAGGAGCGACGACCGGCTCGATCTTGTTATTAGCACCCGGAAGAGAGGCGCAAGCGCCCAGAAGGGCTGTTGCTGCGATTGCTAGGGTTCTCATTTCGCCACCTGTATGAGTTGGGCGCCAAGCTGCTGGCGCTCGCGGTTGAAGGTCACGGTGATGTCGGTGTTGGCCGCCTTGGTCGGGGTGAAATGCCCATCCAAGATGTACAAGTTACGCTCGCGCAGGTAGGCGATCTTGGCCTTGCGGCGCTCGTCATACCTGCGAGGATCTTGCGGACGCCAGTTGTTGACTGGGATCAGTTCCGGCGCCAAAGCGTCATAGGTGAACAGATAGTTGATCAGGTCAGCGAGTCTCATCAGATTTCCTTCAGTTGAGTTTTGGCGTACCAATAGTCCAGCAAGCCAAGGAACATCTTCCATCCCCGGAACAGATCGTCCTCGTCCCACTCGACGATGTGAACCAGCCCGGGCTCGGTGACGGAGATGAAAACATTCGCGCACTTTGCGGAATTCAGTCCCAGCCCGAAGCGGTAGGCCGCGAGCTGCATGACATTTTCCTCAAAGCCCGTGGGGAGCTTGTCTGGGCCAAACTCCTTGGTCTTGAAGTCAATCACCGCGGCACCGGAGCAAAGATCCACCTTCCCGCCGTAAGACGAGGTGGCGAAGGACTTCTCCGCAAGCCAGTCCTGCTGCCCAAATTTGGCCGTCAGAGCGTTTTCTACGCCCCGGATGATCTCGGGGTGCGTCTTGATGCCTTTGCCGCCGTAGAAGTCCTCCACGGCCGCGTGAACGGCCGTCCCGCGATCTGCTGCCTTGCGCCCAGTTTCCCTACTGTCAGCCCGCACCCGTTTCAGAAACTCTGCCTCGTTCTCTCCCGCCAACCGAGGCAGGGTCAGGGCGGCCAAGAGCATCTGCTCCATCTTCCACTGCTCCAGACCCGGCGTGGCGGCGCACTTGATGATGGTCGAGACCGATGGCAGCAGGTTCATCTTGCGAGCGTCTGCCAAGGTAGTGGGGCGCATGTTGCCGTTCTTGGCCATCACCTCATAAGCCGGCAGCCCATCCACGGTGTACCAGTGGGTGGACTCAGCCGGGTGATCGTTCTTGCTGATAGTCAGGCTCATGCTGCCCCCTAGAACGGTATGTCATCAGAAGGCTCATCATCAGCCTTCGAGGAACTATCGTAGTTGCCGGTGCGCATCTTCCATTCCGGAGACCCTTGGATGGTTTCCTTCAAGTAGTCGGGGAAGCTGTTGAAGACCGCCATGTCGGGCTCGTCAATGTCGAACCACACAAGCTCATTCACCGGCTCAGGCAGTCCCATCTTTTTGATGGGGCCGGGTACGCTGGTCACCGAGCTGATGTTGACATAGGTCTTCTCATTGCGAGTCTCATGCGTCAGCGTCAACATGCACCACGCGCCGAGGATGTTCTGGAGCTTGAAGCCTTCCAACTCCTCCGGGGTGAACGGACGGCCGCGCCATGCCACAAGGATCTCGCGCAGCTTGGCCTTGGGGCCGAGGCTGGGGGTGAATCGGCGCTGCACCGACAAGGGACGGCCATCATCAGTCGTAAGCGGGGCGCCATCGGCATCCTCGCCATGCAACTCCCAGACGATCTGAACCTTCTTGGCCGCCTTTTCTACGCCCTGCCAACTGGTCTTTTGGGTGCCAAGATCAATGACCCTATAGCACCGCGCCAGATGGTTGCCAGCCGGAGCCAGCTTGAAGTCGCCCTTAGTTTCCGATACGGTCAAACTCATTATTTTCTCTCCTAAGTCCACACTCAAAATAGATGATCTTCCAATCATCGCCACTTGCATTGCCTGTCTCGGCTCTCTGTAGAGCCTCAATCAGCTCCTGCATCCGTTCTTGCATTGCTTGCTGCTGCCAGTCGTCCATGTTCGCATCTCCTAATAATCGCGCTCCCGAAGGGAACGGTTGACACATTACGCAAAAGCGAATACGATGTCAACTCCTTTTTTTTGGGAGGGCAAGATGGCAGCGAAACTCAAGCCGGCCAGCATCATCAAGGCGGTCGGTGGTACGGCGCAGGCGGCAAGGCTGAGTCAATCAGCAATGTCTACTGTGAGCGATTGGAAGCACATGCAGGAAATTCCTTCATGGAAGTTGGTGTTGTTGGCCTATCCGCTGGAAGTCAAGACCAAAGGCAGGATAGGGAGAAAACGATTGTTTCCGAAACTTTGGCCGCAGATCTGGCCTGAACTGGAGAATGTCAAATGAGCTATGTACAACATCCGCTGAGCAAAGCATTCCCTCCGATGCCTGATGAACAATTCAAGGCGTTGGTTGATGATGTTGACTTGAACGGCCTGCGCAATCCGATCCTGATCTATCAAGGCAAGATCCTTGATGGTTGGCATCGGTATCAGGCTTGCGTCGAACTCAATGTCAAAAAGATGCGCATGGCGGATTGGGAGGGCGATGATCCTGTTGCGTTTGTGTTGAGCCAGAACCTGCATCGCCGGCATCTGAATCCGAGTCAACGGTCGTTCATCTTTGCAGAGCTGGCTGATTGGGCAAAGTCATCAGGTCGCCCGAGCAAAAGCCTGCAGGTTGCAACGATGACCTTGGAGAAGGCTGCAGAGCTGACGCAAGTATCCAAGAGCACGATGAAGAATGCGAAGCAGGCAACCCAAGCGCAGCCTGAAGTACAGGAAGCGGTGAAGGAAGGCAGGATGTCTGTTGCCGAGGCGGCCAAGTTGTCCAAAGAGCCGCCGGCCAAGCAAAAGCAGGCAGCGAAGACCTCTGGTCAGAAGAAGCCGAGACAGGAGAAGCCGAAGGAAGAGATGATCCCGCTGTCCGTTTATCAGGATCTAAAGACCAACTACGTTGCGCTCGCGGAAGAGTTCAAGGCGTGCAGCGCAGTGCAGGGCGGCCGAGAGGTCGAGGAACTGAAAAAGCTGCAGCGAGAGCTCAGGTCTATGACGGCCGCACGAGATCAGTGGCAGAACAAGTGTTCCGAAATGACGAGACAAAACAACTACTTATCGTCGAGAGTTAAAAAACTTGAGAGCGAATTGATTGCGCTGGCGCGTTGAGAAATGGGTTTATTTTGACCTATTTTCTCGCTTGACACACAGGAGAAACCATGAACTTTGATGAACTGAGAGACTACCAGAGAGAGTGTATTGACAGGCTGCGCGACGGCATTCGGGAGGGGCATCGGTGTCAATTGCTGGTCGCCCCGACCGGCGCAGGCAAGACGGTGATTGCTTCGTACCTGTTGGGCGAGGCGTTCAACAAAGGCACGCGAGCGTTCTTCATTTGTGATCGCGTGTCGCTTGTTGATCAGACCAGCATGACCCTTGATAAGTACGGGATCAAGCATGGCGTGATTCAGGCCAATCACTGGAGGCATCGTCCGTGGGAGCCGATCCAAGTCGTGTCGGCGCAGACCTTGGCGCGTCGGGATATTGATCCGCCCTCGCTGATTGTCTGGGATGAAGCGCATACGATGTACAAGTCGGTGATCGACTACTGCGAGAACACGCCAGCCAGAGTGGTTGGATTGACCGCAACCCCTTTCACCAAGGGCATGGGTCAGATCTTCACCAATGTCGTCAACAGCACGACCACGAACAAGCTAATCGACCAGAACTGGTTGGTGCCGCTCAAGTGCTACGCGGCAAAAGAGATCGACATGACTGGCGCCGAGATCAAGTTTGACGGCGAGTGGAAAGAGAAAGAGATCGAGACGCGAGGCATCAAGATCGTGGGGGATGTTGTTGAGGAATGGATCAACAAGTCGCTGCAATACTTTGATGGCCCTGCGAAAACGATTGCCTTCTCAGCGACCGTAGCGCATGGCGCTGAGCTCTGCCGGATGTTTCAGGAGCGGGGCTACAACTTTCAGCAGATCAGCTACAAGGACGGTAGCAGCGAGCGGCGCCGGGAGCTGATTGAGGAGTTTCGCAAGCCCGATTCGCAGATCATTGGTCTGGTCTCCTGTGAGGCACTGGCCAAGGGTTTTGATGTGACGGACATCAAGATCGGCATCGGAGCGCGGCCGTATCGAAAGAGTCTCTCAGGTCACATCCAGCAGATCGGTCGTGCGATGCGCTCGCATGACGAGAAGGGGTTCGCTCTCTGGCTGGATCACTCGGGGAACCTGCTGCGGTTTCTGAATGACACGCAGGAAGTCTTCGAGCATGGCGTGTCGGATCTGAAGACCTCGAACTACGACGCCAAGGTCAGGAAAGAGAAGACCGAGCGCGAGAAAAAAGAGATGAAGTGTCACGCCTGCGGCTTCGTGCATCTGCAGCGGGTCTGCCCTGCCTGCGGAGCGGAGCGCGTTGGCCCGCGGAGCAAGGTTGAATCCAAGAGCGGTCACCTGTCTGAGATCGATCTGTCCAAGAAGAGGACCAAAGAGAAGTCTTGGATGGATGACAAGAGACTCGTATGGAGGGAGCTTTGTTGGATTGCTAACGACATCAAAAAAGGTCATCACTTCTCTGCGGAGAAGTTCGCTCTGGCGCAGTATCGTGCGATCTATGGGGTTTGGCCAACCACGAAATACTCGCCGGAGACGGCAGAATACCCGCGGGCCGAGGTACGCAAGAAAGTCCAGAATAATCTTATTGCCTACGCACGGGGGATACGATGAACTTCGTCGAGTTCGCGCACAACAATGGCCTGATCATTGACCGGCTGTATCAGGACGGAAAATGGCACCGGGTATCGACCATCGACAAGCCGCGCAAGAAGAACGGGGCGTACCTGTTCGACGGCCGGCGGGGAGTCGTCAAGAACTGGGCGACGATGGACGGATTTGCGAGTTGGCGGGAGGGCGGGGTTACCCGGGAGGTTGGGGAGCGGCAGGCAAGGGACATGCAGGCCTCCCGCAAGGAGCAGGAGAGGAAGCACGCGCAGGCCGCTCAGAAAGCCTCTCTAGCCCTTTCCAACGCTGAGCTGGCCTCTCACCCCTATCTGGTCAAGAAAGGCTTCCCAAAGGCTTCTGGGCTCGTTCTGGAGGGGAATCTGCTGATCCCGATGCGAGACCTGAAAACCAACGAGCTTGTCTCCCTGCAGATGGTCAGCGAGGCCGGGGAGAAGAAGTTCATGCCCGGGGGCAGGGCCAAGGGGGCGGTGCTGAGGCTAGGGCCGAAGGCTGCCAAGTGGACTTGGCTGGTCGAGGGCTATGCCACCGGGCTCTCCGTCATGGAAGGGCTGCGATCTTTGTACCGGGAGGATGCGGTGCTGGTCTGCTTCTCGGCCGGCAACCTGCAGCATGTCAGCAATCTGATCCCGGGCCGGCGGATGGTCTTCGCGGACCACGACGCCAGCGGGACTGGCCAGAAGGTCGCGGAGGCCACTGGCCTGCCGTGGGTGATGTCGCCCATCGAGGGCGAGGATGCGAACGACCTGCACCAGCGCATCGGGATATGGGGGCTGTGCGCGTTGATGAGGGAGGCGCTGTGATCACGATCTGGATTCAAGTCGAGGAAGAGCCGGAGGAGACAGACCCGCAACTGGATCTGTTTCTGGACGATGAAAAAGTTGTTGACAAGCAAAAGTCGCGTGGTTTACCATTCACTTGCCCAAGAGTACGGGCCACGCCGGAAGCGTGAAAAGAATTCTCGAAACGTAAGCCCCATGACGCATGGGCTTTGGCTGTCGAGAGCGATTTTCGAGAATTCTGCTCACTTCCGTCGAGGCTCGAAGCCCAGCCGTCATGGGGTTTTTCTTTTGGGCCGGCGAGAGGTTCTGTCGGTGGAGGGGAGTAAACGAAGAGGGCCATTGCGAAAGCAATCCCGAGTGCACCCCCGGTACGCTCTTACTCTTGCTGGTTGTGCCGATAAGAGGACTGCTGAACGGCAAGCTGCGGAAGTTGGCGAGAGGCCCCTAAGATTCAGTTCGAGGGACAAGGCTGGAACGTCAACCGGGGGCAGCCAGACTTGGCGCATCAACGCCAAAAGCCCCGGTTTATGTCAGGACGATGCTCTCCTGACTGACAACGAAGCGACCGACCGACCGAGGGTTGGCAGGTGTTGTCAAGACTCCCCTCCCGGGTACTCCCGGGTAGGGGATTTTTTGACCCTCGCTCCCTCTCTCCCTTAGGCTGGCAGGGAAAATGAACCAGTTAACAGGTACAAACGGACAATGACACCCTCTGATGAATTCCGTCACCGATGCGAGGTTAGATGGTTGCTAAGCGAAAGAACACGACGCGGAAAGGCTGGGATGCAGTGGTTGAGAGACTATCTGCAAAGCAGCCCGGTCAAAGGACGCCGCGAACGATTGAAGATGGACATCCGTCTGCAGTGGATCGCAGGAAACCGAGGCGAGCCGGGAATCTGGCATCTAACTTAGAGTTGGATCTGCTTGCGCAACTGCGGCTGCATCGGATCGTGGGTTACACGATGGAGTACAAGTTTCATCCGACGAGAAGATGGCGATTCGATTTCTGTTGGGTGTTAAAGGGTGTTGCGGTAGAAGTGGAAGGTGGAACTTGGTCTGGCGGTAGACATACCACCGGGACAGGTTTCGAGAGAGATTGTGAGAAGTACAACGAGGCGATGCTGATGGGATTCCGAGTCTTCCGATTCACGGGCTCGATGATCCGAGATGGCCGAGCGATTAACACGATATTGGAGGCATTGAATGGAACAGGTTGATCCGAACAAAGCAGTCGATTACATCCTCAAGAACGCGCCGAACTTTGCCAAGGCAAAAGCCGAGCGGGTGTATCTGGAGGAATACCGAAAGAGTCTCAAAGCGATCCTGTCGCGCTCTGACACCAGCAAGACGGTCGCGGAGCGGGAGGCTGCAGCCTACGCCCACGACGACTATCTGGCGCTGCTGGAGGGGCTGCGGGTTGCGGTGGAGAACGAGGAGAAGCTGCGCTGGGAGCTGGTGGCGGCGCAGGCTAGGGTTGAGATCTGGCGCTCCCAAGAAGCTACCAACCGGACTGCGGAGAAACTGTTCAAATGACCGATATCCTGCTCTACTTTTTCGCTGCCAGTGGCGTCATCGCTTGGCTGTTGGTTGGCGCCCTGCTCTGGTACTCCCGGGCTTGCATGGCGGGAACCTACCTGAAGCCCAAGAAATGACTGATTCCTCCCGGATGCAAGAGGCCATCAAGCTGGCCGACCAATGCTGGCGTCGAGCAAGCCGTGCGGAGCCAGCGTTCGTGGCCGAGTATCTGAACCACGCCGAGGGACTGCTGATCTCAAGGCCGGTGGTGATGGGCGATGAGTTCCGCAGCCACTGCGCGAAAAACATGCTCTTCCTGCCCAAGACGCTCCACCACAACACATGGGTCTCTGGCGTGAGGGCGCTCTTCCTGATGGGCTGGATTCAGCCGGTCGGCAAGATTGAGCCCGAGCAGGCGCACAACCACATGCCCGAGGTCACGCTCTGGAGGAGCCAGATCTACGGCGACAAGCCGACCCCGTTCACGCCCAAGCAGATGTCCCTCATATGATCCCCAAGACCAAGCCATTCCGATCCGAGAACCTCCGGCGGGCGGCAGCATCCCTGCCATGCCAGCACTGCGGCCTTGAGGGGCGCACACAAGCCTCTCACAGCAATCAGTCGAGGGATGGCAGGGGAATGAGCTACAAATCGTCTGACGCGGCCATAGCGGCCCTCTGTGACCGTTGCCACCACGAGGTGGACTATGGGCAGGGCAGCCGGGAGGAGAAGCTCCAGCTCTGGGAGGACGCCCATAGGCGGACGATGCGGACGCTGATTGAGGGAGAGTATCTGGTCGTTGACCCGAGGAAACTCTCCCGCTAGGATGGCTCCGGGTCGAGAGACCCCTTCGTCCCCTCTTTGCCCCAGTCTGCACGGCTGGGGCTTTTTTTCGCCCAAAATCAATTTTTCAGAATCTTGATCTAGATCAAGAAAAAAGTGTTGACAGGGTGTTCGGGTATCCGTATATTTCGTCCTGTAGCAAGCAGCTACGAGAAGCCAAATAACTCAGGAGAACCCAGATGAACAACGAACTCTTTACCAAGATCGACAACCTCGGCGCCCTGCTGGCTCAGATCTCCGAACTGACCAAGCAAGCGGATGCAATCAAGGACGAGCTCAAGGACGCAGCCACTCTCCCCGGCGCAGACAAGAGTTTCGACGGCGCCATCTTCAAGGCGACCGTTGTCTCGACCGACCGCAAAACTGTTGACTACAAGAAGCTGATCGCCGACCTCGGCATCGCAGCCGACACGCTGGCCAAGTACACCAGCACCGCTGCAGTGTTCTCAGTCAAAGTCACCAGCAAGTAAATCAACCGGGGGCTTCGGCCCCCAACAGCGAAAGGCAGACAAAATGATTGAAGTGATAGAACAAACAACCAGCGCCGGAACCAACGCAACAGTGGTTGGTGGCAACCGTGTCGTGACGATTGTTGCGCAAGCCGCCCAGCACCACCCAGCCCGTCGCAGTGCGTGCGACAACCGGGTGATCAAGGCATACATAAGCCCTGCTGGTTTTTGGGTCAAGCATGACGGTGGAACTAAGTTTGTGACCGAGTACGACCGTGCAGTCTCACTTGCTGTTCACCACGCAAAACGCGCATAACTAAATCGGGGGCTTCGGCCCCCATCATTGGAGACCATCATGCAATACGCAAACCACCTTGGCTATAGCGACATCAACCCCTACGAGGTCGTCCGCGTCGTCAGCGACAAGACCATTGAGGTCCGCGAGATGGACGCCGAGCGCGACGAGTCAGTCAAACTGGAGTGGGCAGTCGGCGGCTTCTCGGGCGTCTGCCTAAACCAGCGCGACCAGAACTGGTTCATCACCTCGAACGCCCAGAACCCCGTCGTGCGCATCCGCCTTGGCAAGAATGGCTGGAAGGATGCACATGGCCGGCGGTTCGATCTGTCCGACCGGCCGGTCAAGTTTTACGACTACAACTTTTGACTCCCCGGGGGGATTTACCCCCCCCAAAAAAAAGTTCAAAAAAGTGTTGACAAGTGTTCGCAAAGGCGTATTATCTCGAATGTAGCAAGTTGCTACGAGACCAAGGAGATGACCATGACTCAGAACGAATTCAATGCACTGGTGAATGCCGACATTCAAGCTCTGATGAAGCCACGCAAGCGCCTGCAGACAGTGTGCCGCTGCGACGCCTACCCTTTCCCGCACCGTGAGAGCGGCGGTGCCTGCACCTTTGAATTTGGCGAAGACACCGTCGAGTACGACGACTACAGCATCGACGAGTACATGGACGATCCGCGCCGCGGTCAGGCCGCTTGGATCAAGGCAGGTGGCGTATGAGTCACACAACAGGATCGTGGAAGGTTTCGCAGGGCAACACGGGCCGTTATCGTGCGCCGACGATTGAAGTAATAACTCAACATGACAGTGGTGTTGATCAATGTTTGGCAGTTGTCAGCTCAATTGCAGCCGGTCGTTCTAATGCGTGTTTAATGGCTGCCGCGCCTGATCTGCTGGATGCACTTGAGTCAATTATGAAAACTGTGGCCGGGTGCGAAAAAGAGCCGCATTGGGAAGCCGCTCGTGCCGCTATCGCCAAAGCAAAAGGTCAGGCATGAAGTTCGGCATCCTTGATGAGCATGGTGAAGTTATCCGCTGGGTCTGGGAGCGGCCCAGCGGGGAGTATCGGTACATCGTGGTGAAGATCAAGAAAAAAACAATCGACTGGTCAAACATTGAAGAAGGGACATTCTGATGGAACACGAACAAGAGTCGCTGCAGTTGGAGAGCCGTTACGATTGCATCCATGTGTCAAGCTGGGACGAAGGGAAGGTGTGGATGAATCTCACGCTGGACCGCGCCAGCGCCCGCGTGATTATGACGAGGGCCGAGGCCGAGCGCCTCGTTGAGATGCTGCAGAAGGCGATGGCATGATCTGGGAATGGTTGGTTCTGGCCGCATGGGCGGTCGTGGGCGCCTTCGCGGCGTGGCTGATGGTGGTGCTTATTTTCTCGCTGGGGGCCGCATGACTGAGGAAGAATTCAGGGATCTGGCCGAGATGTACTTTGACTGCGCGACACAGAGCGTGGGCAAGCTGGCCAGTTACTACACCCAGCAGATGTGGAAGGTTCTGTTCCTTGCGGAAGGCTATGACGGCGACTTCTTCGACCGTCGCGCCGAGCAGACGACCGAGGGACAAAAAATTCTGGAGAGCATCATGGAAAACTTTTGGCGCCAGAGCGAGGAGTCACGGTACGGGTCATGTTTGTATCGCAGAGATTAACGGGGAAAAGCGGATGCCGCGCCGAGGCTGCACTCGAAGGCGCGTCGGAGCGGACGCAGCGAGTACCCCACCCTTTTTGGAGGCAACATGGAAGACCCGAATCAATTGGCAGCCTGCAAGAGACTTTTGTCAGCCGTCGTGACCCTGTCAATCATCGACGCCTGCCTACCGCCTCATCGCAGCAAAGGCAAGGCCGGCATGAGATACACCAGCTCAAGGACCGCGCTGGACGCCATGCGCTTCCTGATGGGCGACGGGGTCAAAGGCTACATTGAGCACCTTGGCATGGACAGCGGCCGATTCAAGGATCAGTTGATCAAACAGATGTGGGACGACTCCGAGCGTGGATATCTCACAGAGAAGATCTCTGGCCAGCAGCGGCGGAACTTCCGCTTCAACCTGCACTCATTCCAGAACATCCCCAAAGCAGGCCAGCCGATGAGCGACGAGGAGATCGACAAGGGTGAGAAGACCGCCTTGACTACCACCGAAGATTGACGTAGTCTCGCCCCTGTTGTCGGCGAAAATGGGTCAAAATTAACCCATTATTTGCCAAAAAAACCTTTAAAATCAATGGGGGCGTTTTCACAAAATGCCGAAAACAGACCAAGTAGCGCCCAAGAAAACAGGGCGCCCATCAAAGTACACGCCAGAGCTGGCCGCTGAGATATGCGAAAGGCTCTCCAACGGCGAACCGCTCAGGCAGATCTGCCGAGACGCCCACATGCCGGCGTGGACAGCGATCTATGCGTGGGCTGCAAAGGATGCCGTTCTTTCCGAACGCATCGCGCACGCGAGAAATCAGGGGTACGAGGCTATCGCCGAGGAATGCCTGCTGATCGCCGACAATCCGGAGTGGGGGCTGACCGAATCGGTAGGGCCAAATGGCCAGACGGTCACCAAGCAGGACATGCTGGGGCATAGGAAGCTGCGGATCGAGACCCGGCTCAAGCTCTTGGCCAAGTGGGATCCCAAGCGGTACGGCGACCGGCTCGCGCTGGCGGGGGACGAAAAGAACCCCATTCACCTCGAAGCGAATGTCAAGGCCGAGCAGTTCTTTGAGGAACTGCTGATTAACCTTGAGCTGAGTAAGGCTGTAGGTGACTGACCTCAGCGTACTGGCCGACCCCGAGGTCAAGGCCCAGTTCGAGCAGCTCGACCCGCTGTATCGCCTATCGTGGGCATGGCGGGCCAAATGGCTCAAGAAGGCCCACAAGCACCAGATCCTGCCGCACGGTGACTGGTGGTCGATCTGGCTGCTTCTGGCGGGACGGGGAGCGGGCAAGACCCGGACCGCGGCCGAGCAGATCAGTTGGTGGGCATGGAAGCAGCCGGGCACCCGCTGGCTGGTGGGAGCGCCAACCTCAAGCGATGTGCGCTCAACATGCTTCGAGGGCGATTCTGGCCTGCTGTCCGTGATCCCGCCGCCGCTGGTTGAGGATTACAACAAGGCGCTGCATGAGCTGAAGCTGATCAACGGCTCGCTGATCAAGGGCATCCCGGCGTCCGAGCCTGAACGCTTCCGAGGGCCGCAGTTTCACGGGGCATGGCTGGATGAACTTGCGGCTTGGGACTACCTGCAGGAAGCATGGGATCAGATTCAGTTTGGTGTGCGACTGGGCAAGAAGACCCACATCATCTGCACCACCACCCCGCGGCCCAAGGACTTGATCATCGATCTGATCGGCCGCGAAGGCGACGATGTGGTGGTCACCACCGCCTCGACCTACGCCAACATAGACAACCTGTCGGAGAACTTCAAGAAGCAGATCCTCTCATACGAGGGCACGAAGATCGGGCGGCAGGAGATCTACGCCGAGATCATCGACCCCGAAGACGGCGGCATCGTCAAGCGCGAGCATTTCAAGCTCTGGCCAGCCGGCAAAGCTCTTCCGAAGTTCGAGTACATCCTGCAATCCTATGACTGCGCCGCGACCGACCGGACGCACTCAGACCCGACGGCGTGCATCACTTTCGGCGTGTTCAAGCCAACCGATGGGCCAATGTCCGCCCTCATCATCGATTGCTGGCAGGAGAAGCTGCAATACCCCGACCTGCGACCCAAGGTCATTGAGGAGTACAAGATCAGCTACGGCGAGGGCAAGGAGGGCAAGCGCGTTGACTTGATCCTCGTGGAAGACAAGAGCGCCGGCATCAGCCTGATCCAAGACCTGCAGCGCGCCCACCTGCCTGTGCGTGCATACAACCCCGGCAAGGCCGATAAAACACAGCGCCTGAACATCGTCTCGAATGTGATCGCAGCCGGGCGCGTATGGGTGCCCGAGTCCAGTACAAAGAAAGGCTATGTCCGTGACTGGGCGGAGGGCGCCATCAGTCAGATCTGTTCGTTCCCCGAGTCAACGCACGACGACTATGTCGATGCCTGCACACAGGCATTGCGATACCTGCGTGATGCTGGCTGGCTTGATATTGACCCCGAGCGTGAGTATGATGACGACGATGACGATCTGTACACTCGCAAGAAGCGGGTGAACCCGTATGCCGTTTAGGAGGCGCGCTCGTGCCTGACAAGAATCGCAAACTCATTGACGAGTTCAAAGCACTTGGCGCTCCGGCAGCAATGCTGCGCCCTCGCGCCACGAAGGTATCCCAGTTCGAAAAAGACTACCGCGAGATGCTGGCCAACCAGCAGGCAGCGCGGCAGCAGATGGTTAAGGACATTGCGGCAGGCTCGGCAGCCGCTCCGCTTGGTTACCTTGCTCAGATTCCATTGGGCATACCAGATCTTGCGTCGTTGGTCTTGCCTGATGCAATCACCGAGAACCAGTTCTATCCAAGCACTGAAAACGCAATCAAGCATGCGGCCAATGCTGCACGCAACATCCCCGGCTTGTCTGATTACGCTGACACGATGGAGGCCGGCATGGAAGCCGGTCAATACGCCGCTATCCCGCAAGCCATCATGGCTGTTCCGGGGATGGTCAAGGCCGTTGGCCGTGGAGCCAAGGCGGTGGGCAAGGAAGCTGGCCGTCGCATTGACGAGGCCATGATGACCGGCGAAGGCGCATTGGGTAAGGCTCTGGCTCCGGTTCGGCCAGCATTTGTGAAAGAAACAGGAGGCAAAGGACGCTATGAAACAAAACAAGAAGGCCCGTTCTACCGAGTCAATCCAAGAATTGCTCAAGAGGCTGGATCAACGAATTTCGGGATACGAGAGCAAGTACGGCCGTCCGACATTGCCGCAGGATCAGGTGGAGGCAATGTTCCGCAACCAATATCGGACGAGGAAATTGGACTACTGATTAGAGATCCAAGCAATTTTGTCTCTCAGACTGCCAACGCATACACTCAAGGCGTTTCGGGGAAAGGGTACGGTTTGCCCGAGATGCCCGAGTCGAGCTTGGCCAAGCAGTCTGCCATCGGCCGGGTTTTCCAATTGGCAGCAAGCGATAACAACGCCTACAAGCAGGCGGTCTTCGAGGCGTATGGCAGAAAGTATCCAAAGCTGGTCCAGTCAACTGGCGCTCAAAATTACGATCAGTTGATGGAGGCGGCTTACCGCCAATTAGCCAAGGAAACTGCCGATCAGTTTCACAAGCTGCCGGTTAGGATGTCGTATCACAAGCAAGGTGAAGGTAACTATCAAAACAGTGGAGAGTTGTTGCGTGACATCTATGGCAATCGTCATATGTACGTCTATCAAGGAGGAGATCCGCACGACTTCTTGAACGTGATTGACCCTGAGACCGGCTTGAACACGAACGAGATGTTTCGTGCCGTGCATGACTTCTATGGTCATGCGGTTCACGGCAATCCCTTCGGCCCGAAGGGAGAGGAGATTGCCTATGGCGCTCACTCGCAGATGTTCTCCCCTCTTGCGCGAATGGCGATGGCTGGGGAGACGAGGGGCCAGAATTCATTTGTGAACTACACGCCGATCAATGCGCAGCTCAAGCAACGGATCAATCGACTCAACGAAGCGAAATACGAGGCAGCAAGACGCGGAGATGGCGCGGAGGTCCATGAGATAGAAAACGATTTAAAAGATGCGTGGCAAGGCTTTCAGTTTGCGCCTCAGAAGAGCGTGCTGCTGCCGCCAGAGTTTCTGGAGACCAGTTACACGGGCGGAATGCCAAGCTGGGTTAGCCCGTTGATTGTCCCGGAGCCGGGGACAACCTCATCCGAGATGCTGACTCACTTCAGTCATCGTCCTGATCTGACTTTCCTTGACCCAAAAAAATATGGGACAGGCATCAAGGGCGCAGAGATGTCTCGGTTGCGCAGTGCTGAAAATCCGGTGATGGAACGCGCATATGCCTACACGGGCGACCCGGCATTAGTCAGGCCGGAGAAAGGGCTTGGCTCGCATCGTTACGGAACGATGGGTAGCGGTCTTTATAATTTATCGACCGATCCCTTGTCGTTCAACCCTTTGGCAATTGAGGCTAATCGCGTGCCGTGGACTAGCCAAGTCAATCGTGGAATCGTTCGCGCTCCGCAAGCAGAGGCTGACGTTGAGCGGATGATCAAAGAGTATGGCTATTCAGGAATGGTCAACCCGGATCTTGGAATGGCCATTCTGTATAACCCGACGCCGGTAAGCCCTTTTGCCAAAGGCGGCACTGTGTCTCGCGATGCGATGCAGATGGCGGCGTGGGACAAGGCTATCGGCGGCAAAGTGGAGCGCATGTCTGACGGCGGAATCAAAAGTCTGATCAATGTCGGCAAGGGTGCTAAAAAAGTTGTTGATGTCATTACCGATTTGAGGGCGGCGCCCAAGGTCGGCGTGGCATCTCCGTCCGCCATGAGATCTGCCGCAGACAGGGCCGAGGAAGCGTTGCAAAAGACGCAAGCATTCAAAAGCCTCAAGGGGCAAGATCGCCAAAAAGCAATTGACTCTGTTCGTGCCAAAGCTGAACGCAGCGGCATCCCGAGAACGAAGGCTGATCTGAGTGCTGCGACCGCAGGTGAAGAAGACATCGCTCGGTCACTGCTCAACTCGCCGGCTTACAAGATCGCCAATGTGGTGCCAAAGGGCGCTGTGAACAAGGCGCTGGAGGCTCGCCAGATGTATCGAGCAGAGCCGCCAACAACTCCCGGCCCGAATGCTTCCGAGCAAGAATGGGCTGACTGGGGCGCGAGGCATGGCGTCAACATGACCGTCACAACGCCGGAGTCCTTGGGCATCAGTGACCTGACAACGCGCCGCGAAGCAATGATCCCCGGTGGGCTGAAAGGCACCTTCACGATCCCCGATATGTTTTGGATGAAGGCGAACAACTTCAACCCGGCTGCTCTGCCGCAAGATGTTCACACCGAGTTAATGAAGAAGTTCATCCGCACCCACAAGATAGAGTCTCCGGACGAGGTCGATGTATTCAACCGACTGAACTTCGCGTTGCTCTCGCCGAACGCGCCGTTGACGCCAAACGAGTTCCTCGCCCAGCGTGCCCGCCTTCGCACGCCTGAAGAGTTGTCTGCTCTGGCCGGCAGGGTTGGCGAGGAAGGATTGAACCGAACCGCTGCCGCTCAACTGGGCGTAGGTCAGGCTGGGTCTGGCGGCATGGGCGTGCTGGGCACGGCAGATTTATCAAGTCAAGCCATGCTGGCCAAGCTAATCAAGGAAAAGCCGTCAATGTTCCAGATGGCTCCCGGCGAGACCATGCGAGATGTCACCTTGAGGGTGATGAACCAAGCGCCGGGTCTTGGCCCGAAGACGGCATCCCTTGGTACGCCGTGGCTGGATCTGGAGAAGGCCAACACCTCTGCCGTTGATCTGCACATGATCAGAGACGCCTACCCCAGACTGTTGCAAGACCCGATTGTCGGGGAAGCATTCAGAGAGCGCATGGCCGGGCTGCTTAAGACCAAACCCACTGCGGCGGCAATCCTGAGCAAGCCGGAGAAAGATGTGCGCGATGCGGCCATTGCTATCGTTGGCGGCACCGATACTTCGCGGCTGTACCGCCTGAAATCTGGGGAGCTGAACCGAATTCCGGATGTGGCCACGCCAGAAAAGCTCGCCTATGAGCCGAAGAGCTTCTCGGAGTTCAATCCGTTCTACAGCCGGGTGGTTGACTACGTTGACGAGTCCCGTGGAGCCAACCCCGACATTGAACTGTTCCCGGAACAGTGGCGCAAGTGGGATGTGCTGCGTCAACGAATTGAGCCGCATGAGTTCGCACACCCTGATTACCGGAAGCTGCCGCGCCAGTCGTTCAAGGAAATGCAAGATGCACTGACCGCCCACAAGGAAGCTGGATACCTGCAATCTAGCAACCCGAGCATGAACCTGTCAGACTGGCGCAAGCTGTACTATGGACGCGCCGTGCCTGAGATCCTTGCGCCGACCGCAGCCGCAGGCGCTGCCGCTGCTGCAGCTCAAACATTGCTGTCAGACGCCCCAAAAAAAGCCCGTGGCGGCTTCGTCCACAAAGCCGAGGGCGGCATGACCTCTGATGACCTGATCGTGGAAGAAAGGCCGCTCTGATGGCTCTGGAAAAAGCTCTGAGGCCGCTGGCATCAACTCTGGTACGCAAGGTCGGAGAGCAAGCCGCTCGCGGAAAACCGTTCTACTCGCCGGTGGATCAGGCGATTGCCAACATCACGCAGGGCAAGGGCACGAGCGCCCAGATGCTGGCCGAGCTGCTGAAGACCAAGGGCGTGGCTAAGGAGCTGAAGGATCGTCCTGCCATCAAGAAGGCGCTGGAGCAGCCCAAGATCACGAAGCAAGAGCTGGAGCGGGTGGCGGCTGAGAATCCAGCGCCGCAGGTCGAGGAGACTGTGCTGGGCAGCAGAGGCAAGCTGTTGACGCAAGATGACATTGATCGGCTAGAGGCTGAGGCTAGGCGCACCCGGAACTGGACTGCTTACGAGGATGCGGTTCAACGATATGAGGCGCAACAGCTTGGTCGAGGCGGTGAAGAAATTGGCGAGCAAACCAAGTTCGCTCAATACACCATCCCCGGCGGCGAGAACTACCGCGAGGTGTTGATCAGGCTGCCATTGGATCAATCAAGCGCAAAAGTCAATCAATTGACTGAGCGAGCAAATCAGCTTGATCAACAAGCAATGTCTGCGTGGACTCAGCATAACAACGCGGAAGAGTTCAATCGTTTATCGCAGGAGGCGAAAGATCTTCGCCGGCAGGCAACTGCTCTTGAAAAGGCGAGTAGCAATAAAACAGACCCATATCGATCCTCCCACTTTGAAGAACCCAACATCCTTGCCCACGCTCGCGTATCAGACCGCGTAGGTCCGAACGGAGAGAAGATTCTTCACATCGAAGAGATTCAGTCTGACTGGCATCAGGCTGCGCGGGATATGAGAAAGCGCAAGATTGATGAGGTGATGAGGACTCAAGGGATTGATCGAGCCGCTGCGAGCAAGTTGGTTCCGGAAGACTACGGATACAGAAGCGAGAGGATTGAGTCCCGACTGAAAGAGTCGGAAGAAGAGATGCGGCAAATTGGCCTGCAAATACGCGGCATCAACAACCGAATGATGCACTTGACCGACTCGGACATGGATGAATTCAACAGGCTTGCGGATCAGCGGCAGGCGCTGTACGAACGGCAGGGTTTCCTGACGGATGAGGGAAACCTTTTGCTGGACCAGCGTTATGAGTCAGTCCCCGACGCCCCCTTCAAGCAGAACTGGCACGAGCTGGTGATGAAGCGCCTGCTGGATGATGCTGCACGCAATGGCTATGACAAGGTGGTGCTGACTCCGGGAGCGGAGCAGGCGAAGCGATATGACCTGAGCAAGCATGTAAACAAGGTTGTTTGGAACGAGAAGACCGGAACGCTTGCCGCGCAAAGGGCTGGCGGAGACACGGGCACTTTGGAATATGAGAATGTCACGGCGGCCAAGTTGGCTGATTACATCGGCAAGGATGCGGCGGAAAAGCTGACCAATGCGACAGATCATTATGGTTGGCGCTCAATTGAAGGCGAAGACCTGCAAGTCGGCGGCGAGGGCATGAAAGGCTTCTATGACCAGATCCTGCCCTCATACCTGAACGAGTACGGCAAGAAGTACGGCGCACGGGTGGGCACCTATGACATGCCGAGCCCGAAAGGCTCTTTGTCAATCACGGACTTGCAGCGCGAGCGCGGCATGACAGAACAGCAATGGCTAGATTTAACGCCAGATGATCGCATGCGCATGATTGATGAGTATGAAGTCGAAGCAAAAGCAAACCGCATCCCTATGCACTCCTTCGACATCACCCCCCAGATGCGCGAGGACATCGTCGGCCGTGGGATGCCGCTGTATCAGGTAGCGCCTCCCGTGGCGATTGGCGCAGGGGCTGCCATGCAGGAGGAGCCGGCCGAGTATGCGGGTGGCGGGGCTATCAGGAAGGCTGCGAAGGCGCTGCTACCGAAGGGTCAGCAGGCTATCCTGCCGGCTGCGGAGTCGGCTGCCAACCTCGAACGGTTCTTGGCAGAGAGCAAAGCTCCCATGCGCCTGTATCACGGCACGATGGCGACTGAGGGTGGCAAGGGGCAGGAGGCCATACGCCGCATCAAGCCCAGCAAGGAAGGCTCCCTTGGTTCTGGCGTTTATCTGACGCCCAGCTCGGCCCATGCAAGCGCCTATAGCGGATCGCCGAACCAAGAGGCCATTGAAGCCATGCTGGCCAATAAATACCACGCCGACACTGGTTTGCAGTTCCTGCGCAACCAGCAGACCGGCACCGTTCTCGAATCGCAAGTCGGCGGCAACATGCTTCCGGTCTATGCCAAGCTCAAGAATCCGTTAGTGCTGGAGGGCAACGGCGACCCGATGGTTGAGGCGCTGACTAAATTGGGTATGGATCAAGAATCGGCCGCCCGCATGGTTGAGCGGGCCTATGAGAACAAAGGCTACATAGGCAAAGAGGTCGAGACCCGCGCCCGCGCTGCTGGCTATGACGGGCTGATGCAGTACCGCGATGGAGACCTATCCGAAGTGGTGTCTTACAACCCAAGTGCGGTCAAGAGCGCCATCGGCAATCGTGGCTCATACGATGTGACCGACCCGGATATCAATAAGGCTGGTGGTGGATTGATCAAGAAAGCAGCCAAAGCTCTGTTGCCCAAAGGCCAGCAGGCTGTGCTGCCTGCGGCTGAATCAGCAACTAACTTGGAAAAGTTTCTTGAGGGTAGTGCGGCAAAAAAACGCCTTTATCATGGAACGTCAAAAGATTTTGATGCTTTTAGCCACAAGCATATGTATTCCGGAGAGGGCGGAAGCCATTCAGGTTCGGGCTTTTATTTCACCGACAACCCTGAGTCTGCATCTCATTTTGCAGGGATGAAAGGTGAGTCAGGAGCAAATGTACGGCCTGTTTATTTGTCAGTAAAAAAACCTCTCAAATTTGATTGGGCGCAAGGCGAGACGACGGGGGCTGATATAACGCTAACTCCATCGCAAGTGCGATCAATCATGTTGGAGCATCCAGAAATTAAAAACCCAGACGAGAGCCCTCTGACAAATTGGGGTGACATTCGAGGATCTGGTTTTAATAAAACATTGAATGATGCGGTTAAGAGTTACGCCGGGTCTTCAATGTTGGCTGCTCTGAGAAATGATTTTTTTGGTAACGATTATGAAAGATGGCTCAAGGCATTAAACAAGGCCACTGGGTATGATTCCGGAATGACAACCACTCCTGCAGGCGATACTCATTACATCGCATGGTTTCCAGAACAAATCAAATCCGCCATCGGCAACCGTGGCACATACGACATCAACGAGGCCGACATCAACAAGGCCAAGGGCGGCCAAGTCAGCAAGGACACCATGTGGATGGCCGTGCAGAACAAACAACTGAGGAAGAAACATGGCAATTGAGATGCCGATTGATCCGGAGAAGGATCGCTTCATCGAAGGCGTTCAGATGAACGAGGACGGTGGTGCTGAGGTAGAGCTTCCCAATGAGACGCCGGAAATTGAAGAGCTGGCAGACGGCTCTGCTGTCGTCACGATGGAAGATGAATTCAAGGGGCCGTCCGAGAGCGAGGACTTCTATGAGAACCTCGCCGAGTCGATGGACATGGGCGACTTGGACGGCATCGGCATCCGCTACCTTGACCTGCTGGAGAAGGACAAGCAGGCGCGCAAGGATCGTGACAAGCAGTACGAGGATGGCCTGCGCCGCACTGGTCTGGGCAACGACGCCCCCGGTGGCGCTGAATTCGAGGGCGCGAGCAAGGTGGTGCACCCGGCGATGGCCGAGGCGTGCGTGGACTTTGCTGCCCGTGCGGTGAAGGAGCTGTTCCCGCCCGACGGCCCGGTGCGAACCAACATTTTGGGCGATGTGAACGACGAGAAGCAGGAGATCGCCGAGCGCAAGCGTGACTACATGAACTGGCAGTTGACAGACCAGATTGAGGAGTTTCGGGACGAGCAGGAGCAGATGCTGACTCAGCTCCCGATGGGCGGATCTCAGTTCATCAAACTGTACTGGGATGACAAGCTCAAGCGCCCGTGTAGCCAGTTCATCCCCATCGACAACATCCTGATGCCCTTCTCGGCCATCAACTTCTACACCGCCCAGCGGATCACCGAGGTGGAAGACATCTCAGAGTGGGAGTTCAAGCGCCGGATCGACCGAGGCCTGTACCGCGACATCAGCCTGTACCGCACCTCGCTGGAACCGGAGCCGACTGGCCCGGAAAAGGCCAACCAGAAGATTGAGGGCAAGCAGTATCAGGACAACGAGGACAACACCCGCCGGGTGTTCACCGTCTACACTTGGCTGGAGCTGGAAGAAGACCCGCTGACCAAGGGCGAGTCAGCCCCCTACATCCTGATGATTGACGAGCTGGATCGGGAGGTCGTGGGTCTGTACCGCAACTGGGAAGACGGCGACGACACCATGACCAAACTGGACTGGATCGTGGAGTTCAAGTTCATCCCGTGGCGCGGCGGCTACGGTATCGGCCTGCCGC